TATTGCGAAGTGGGCCAAGCTGAACAAGCCTGACACCAAGTTCAAGCCCGAAGGCGAGTACAGCATCACGCTGTTGCTCGATCCTGAAGACGCCGCGACTATCGAGTTCGCGGACAGCTTGAAGAAGGCCCATGAAGTGGGCTTCAGCGCGGCTAAGAAAGCCGAGCCAAAAAAGAAACTCACGCTCATGGACATCAAGGTTGGTGACGACACCGACAAGGAAGGCACGCCGACCGGCAAGCTGGCCGTGTCCTTCAAGTGCAAGGCTGCGGGTACTCGCAAAGACGGTTCGGCCTGGAGCTACCGGCCAGCCGTGCTCGATGCCAAGGGCAAGCCTGTTCCTGCGGACGTGCTGGTCTATGGTGGATCGGTGGTGAAGATTGCCTACAGCATTCGCCACACGGCCATGCAGACTGGCTCGTTCTATACCACGTTCAACCTCAAGGCGGTCCAGGTGATCGTCCTGAAGTCGCAGTCAGATCGTGACGCTGCGTTCTACGGCTTCCAAGAGGAAGAGGGATACGGCAACACGGCTGACCAAGAGGGCGCGTCCTACGACGCCGCCAACTGTGGGGCCTGCGACGACAACGCAAAGGCACCGGCCAGTGGCGCAGAGTTCTAAATCCTCTCCCCGAAGAAACCCCTACGCACATATTAATAAGAAAGACGGCAAGCGCAGCGGGCTAGAGTCCGCTGTTGCTGCCGACCTATCCAGCCTTGGTGCGGCAGAGGGATTCAAGGAAGAGAAAGCTATCGCAGTTATCGAATACCGGAACCTGAAGGTTAAGAAGTACCACCCTGATTTCGAGTTGCCAAACGGCATCATCATCGAGACAAAGGGCTGGTTCAAAACCTGTGACCGGACTAAGCACCTGTGTATCAAGTATCAGCATCCTGAGAAGGACATACGGTTCGTGTTCTCCAATCCGAATGCAAAGATTGGAAGCAAGTCGAAGACCACTTACGCCATGTGGTGTGAGAAGAACGGCTTCAAGTACGCGAAGGGCTTGGTGCCCATTGCGTGGCTCGCTGAAACCGCAACCGATGTTCAAACCAAAGCAGCCTGTCGGTTGGTGGACGCGGGCCGGATGGCCGAAGCCTGCGCCCTTCTCGACAGCCAACCTGTGCCCACAAAAGGGAGACTCGATGGCAGACAAGCGAACTAGAACCGATTTCATCGTGATCCACTGTTCGGCAACGCCTGCGCGAATGGACGTGGACGCCAAGGAAATCGACCGATGGCACAAGGAACGAGGCTTCCTGCGTATCGGTTATCACTACGTCATTCGTCGTGATGGTACGAGGGAGAAAGGGAGAGACATCAATGATGTGGGTGCTCACGTTACTGGTTTTAATCACAAGTCTGTTGGGCTGTGTCTGGTTGGTGGGATGGATGACAGCAATGCGGAGCCAGAAGACAACTTCACCGCAGAACAGTGGATCACCCTGCACATCACACTCAAAGAACTGCGTGCGGAATATCCACTGGCCAGGATTGTCGGACATCGAGAACTCTATTCAGCAAAAGCCTGCCCCTCGTTCGACGTGCAGGACTGGCTCAAGGGATTCCCTGAGCTGAAGCCAATCGAACATAACCCCTAGGAGGAATTATGACGTGGGAAAAGAGACTGTTGAGAGCGCGTAAGACTGGAGTGTTTTCGTTCGTGGACAAAAAGAAAGTTGACGCATGGCCGACTTGTGCAATCGGTGAGAAGTTCAAGATCAAGGGCATCAAGGGCATCGGACTACCCAAATACGCATCTGATGGCGAGATTCTTGGATGGGACTTCATGGACGCTGTCAAGGCAGACAAGGTATATGAAGCCGTTCGCCTCTACGACAAGATCCAGCGACTCAAGTGACTAGAGTAACCAACCATTCAAATCAGGAGGGAATCATGACAACGCTTTCAGACCACACGACAATGCCAGTTTCAGCGCGGTCCCATGCAGGCAGCATCATGCACACAGTCAATCCTAACAGCCAAGTTGGGAAGGTGCTGTTGCATCTTATCAAGTACGGCTCACTGACTCAGGTTATCGCACACGAGCTGTACCGAGTCTATCGGTTGGCGTCACGCATCACTGACCTGAAGCATCTTGGAGTGGCTATCACAGCCAACTACAAGACCGATTCGACCGGCACGCGCTATGTCGAATACTCAATCTAACGGGAGGGTGCGATGGCAGAGCAAGAGTCGGAGTTCCTCAATCACGAGCCGTGCCCTGAGTGTGGAAGCGGCGACAACCTCGCCCGCTACACCGATGGGCATGGCTTCTGTTTTGGCTGCAACTATTACGAGCACGCCGATGGTGCAACAGGTGGAGGCGTAGCGCCAACCGCGAGGGTCAACCATGATTTCATACACGGTGAATACTGTGCGCTCTCTAAGCGAGGCATCAACGAGAAGACCGTTCGAAAGTTCGGCTACATGGTGGGCACGTACAATGGCTCGCCGGTACAGGTCGCTCCTTTCCATGACGCGCAAGGAATCATTTGCGCTCAACACGTCCGGTTCCCAAACAAGGATTTCATCTGGCTTGGTGAATCTAAGTCGGCAGGTCTTTGGGGGCAGCAACTCTGGCGCGACACAGGGAAGATGGTTGTTATCACTGAGGGCGAAATTGACGCTATGTCCATTTCACAGATTCAGGACAATCGCTGGCCTGTGGTGTCGCTACGAAGTGGAGCAGCAGGAGGGAAGAAGGACATTGCGAAAGCCACTGCGTGGTTGGCGGGGTTTGAGAGTGTTGTCTTTGCTTTCGATATGGATGACGCCGGAAGAAAGGCGTCAGCCGACTGCGCTCTCCTCGTTGAACCAGGCAAAGCGAAGGTGTGGAATATCCCACTGAAGGACGCCAACGAAATGCTCCAAGCTGGTCGCACCAAGGAACTCATGGATGCGATATGGGGAGCGAAGGTCTACCGGCCTGATGGAATAGTCAGCGCCGAAGACACTTGGGATCTGCTGATGGCAGAAGATCCAACAGGCGGCGTTCCTTATCCGTGGTCTGAGTTGCAGCGGAAGACCACAGGTATGCGTATTGGAGAGATCGTGACCATCTGTGCCGGTAGCGGCATCGGTAAGTCACAGGTCTGTCGTGAGCTGGCCGCATGGCTGGTGAATCATGACGAGAAGGTGGGCTACATCGCACTTGAGGAAAGCGTGAAGCGGTCCATCCGTGGGCTGACTAGCATCTACGTGAACAAACCGTTGCACCTACCTGGCGTGAGACAGACTGTGCCGGTCGATGAAATGAAAGCGGCATGGGCCAAGCTCGCGTCTAAGGTGTACTTCTACGATCATTGGGGGAGCATAGATGGAGATAATCTATTCAACCGTATTCGGTATCTTGCTCGCGCTTGCGGGTGTCGTTGGATTGTTCTTGATCACATTTCGATTGTTGTCAGTGGCGACAAAGAAGGTGACGAAAGACGGAACATCGACAACCTCATGACGACTCTCCGCTCGATGGTGGAGGAGTTGCAGATTGGAATGATTCTGGTGTCCCACTTAAAGCGGCCTGATGGCAAGCCACTGGAAGAGGGCGGCAGAGTGACACTCGGTCTGTTGCGTGGTTCCGGTTCTATTGGCCAGCTCTCAGACGTGGTGATAGGACAGGAGCGCGACCAGCAGGACGAGGAGCGGGCAAACATCACGACACTGCGTATTGTGAAGGACCGATTTGCCGGAAGCACAGGCTTGGCCGGTGAACTGGAGTACAACCCTGAAACTGGCAGACTCGCAGAGGTCGCAGCCAACAGCGACTTCACTGCACCGCTGACACAGGCGGGCAGAGAGTCCAGCGGTTACTGAGGAGGAGGCCTATGGGAGAGATCCGCTACGTTCAATGGAAAGACCTTAAGGATAAACTAGGGGAGATCCTCTTCAACGGTTTGCTCCTTCGGTGCGGCGGGCAGCAAACATTCACACCAGAAGAAATCTCAGCTCTTACGACAGAGTATTCCGGTTCGGCTCTGGTGATTGATATGGACACCTGCCACATCATGATGACCCTGAAGACCAGGGAGAAAGATAACAATGCGCCCTCAACTACTGACAGTCCTAGAGAAGAATGACCTTAAGACGTGGGCACCTTCGGAATGGATGAACTGGCAGTTCGAAGCCAAGCACGATGGAGCA